TACGCTTGCCCCTAACCATCTTAATTGCTTCTGCGTGATTCATTTTCTTTCTCCCTTGGATACTATTCTTATCGGTATTTTACAGATCGAATCTTGAAAGTCAAGAAAAAAATAATGACAATTTTATTCTGCCATTTTGGCAGTCCGGCCGCGCCGCCTGCCATTTTGGCAGTTCCCCTACCGTAGTGGGGGTGGCGTTTTGTTCAGTCCTCCCCCCTAAATGGGGAGACTTCTTCTCCTCCAGCTTGGATGGCTTCATATTGACTACGCAGGGCTTCCACCCTATCCCAACTTCCTGGCTTACCAACTTTAATAATCATATTATCATCACCCCCCTTATAGCGGGGATCAATCTTTTCAGCCTTAACTTTACCTAGATTCCGCAAAGCCTTACGATTGAACTTCAAAATCTTTTCAGACTTAATAGGCCCATACTCCCCATCTGCCAGACTAGGCTGATGAGGAATGGCAATACCGAGAAAGCACATACGGACTTGACGCTTAGCGTTTTCAATGATAGGATATTTGGTTTTCATTTTTCTTTCTTTCTTTTCTGACTATTATACCACAAGATTTTTGTTGTCAACCCCCTATTGAGGGATTAGTCTTAGACTATCTTATTTATCCTTCAGATTTTTATTTTGCAACATATACTCTAGGTATTCGATAGTATTCTCAAGCTGCCTGACTTTCTTAATCATCCTAGCTTGCTTATAGTTATCAATATCAAAAAGTATGCTGACTATCTTCTGTCTAATCTCTAATCTAGTCATTTTATTAACCTTTTCTAAAAGTAACCTAACTTATCCAAATGTCCCCGATTGAGTAGACTACCATTCCCCATCGTCATGACCGGGAATGTAGTCTGAAACCAGACTGTCATCGGTTAACACTTCACAATGTTCGCCGCAACTTGGGCAAACTTGGGTATCTTCATACGCTTCACAATAGCAACAATCCGAAACGTAAAAAATCGTCTTTTCCATTTTCATTCTCTCTTTCTTTCTTACTTCTTATATCGACATTATACCAAACGATTCTTTAGAGTCAAATAAAAAAAATTGGAGAAAAATTATTTTTTTTGGCATGAAATTTGCTGTGCCAATTTGGCAGATGATTTGGCACAAGATTTGCTATAACTGCCATTTTGGCAGCCCGGCCGCCCCGCCTGCCATTTTGGCAGTTCCCCCTCTATAGTGGGGATGCGGGGTACCCCCCTTATTAGGTAGCATGGATAAACACTTGTTCAGATTTAGTTTTATTTGTTATATTAATAATCCAATTCTTATTACTACCATCTTCACGAATAATACCATTTATAATACCAACGTGAACATTTCCTTTAGTATCGATAATACTACCATACTTACCAGTTCTCATTGAATTCAAGATTTTATCTAAGCTATTCATGCAAAATCCTCCTCTCCTTGAAAATCATCCAGCCATTCGTCATCCGTTTCGGGATAATCGTCGATCTCTCCCATGATAGGATCCCATTCTGCATTATCACACTCCACAATCCAATCTTGGCCATTTTCATCGGTCCAATCTTCATAATCGTGCAGAGGATTTGGGCAACTCATTTTTATTTCTCCTTTTCTTATGCTTTGATTTTACAAATGGTACTAGTAATGTCAAATGGAAAAAATTAGGCGTTGATCAACACCGGCTTTCCGTTGTCAATCGTGCAGGACCAACCGCCAGTAATATCTTCCATATAAAAACTCTTGCAAGAGTTATCAGATTGCCTAATCACTACAAACGTCCTATCCTTGATATTCCGCACAACCTCGACAACACCAACAAAAACCCGACCATCCTTGCGGACACCACGGAAACCATAACCAACGTAGTTTGCAATCTTCATTTTTCTAACCTTTTCTTTCAGAGTTACCAATCGTTCTGCCATCATTATACATTACTTATCGTCCATTGCAAGCGAAAAAAATTAGAGAAAAAAATTATTTTTTTTGGCACGAAATTTGCTACTGCCAATTTGGCATAGATTTTGGCATGAGATTTGCTATGTCTGCCATTTTGGCAGCCCGGCCGCCCCGCCTGCCATTTTGGCAGTTCTCCTTTCGTTATGGGATGCGGGAATCTATCCCCTATGTGGGGGGTTATTCACCCCTGCTCTTGACTGAAATTCCGGGAAAATCACTACAAGTATAAGCGTAGCATTCATCGAGATAAACACTTGCATGTTTTCCGTCATCAAGCTTTACCACCACAAGCTTTCCTTTCATTCCCATATTCTTCACGTTAGCAATCTGGCCATTGAAAACCTTATCATCACGATTGCGAACCGCAGAAAAATACATTCCAGTGACGAGTTCGAGAGTAGCGTTCATTTTCTTTTCCTTTTTCTTTATCGTTCCGTTTTCTTTATTCTACATTCAATATCGGCAATTGCAAGCGAAAAAAATTAGAGAAAAAAATTATTTTTTTTGGCATGATATTTGCAGCATATCCTCCCCCATAATGAGGGGGTTTTTTTGTTTCCCCCATAAATAGGGGGATATCCCCTAAAATCGGGCGGTGGTCCAAACACAATAAGCACCCTATATATAATTGGCCAGTTTAATAGCCATAATTATATAATTAAAAAAGCAAGGAGTCACAAAGACCCCTTGCTTCTTAGTATCATATTTCTATTTTCTATCCTATCAAATAGTTGCTTGAGTTTCGTTATTTTTTGCCAATGGCTTACGACCTCGTGGCTTAACAATATCCAACTTTCGTCTTTGGCGCCTAACCATACCTATTGTTATAACCCTTGATCCGTCTGTTTTATTTAGATATTGAGCTATTTCTTCATCTTTCATATTTTTTGCATTATTAGCCACAAATTCCAACTCTTCTTTTGTCCACTTTTTATATGTTTTTGACATTTAAATGTCTCCTTGTTTGCTAAAAGTGTATTATCTACTATAATAACATAAATGGATCAAAAATCTGGTCAAGGTATTATTTTATGAAAAGCACCCATAATCTTATTTCTTCAACACTAAAAACTATAGCTTGTGATAATGTAGTTAGTGAATATGAACTAACCCAAGCTAGTGACAAAAATTTACAGGACATATTAAATGAGCAAGAACAAGACCAAAAAGTCCCCAAAGATACAACCCAGCAATCTGCCTAATAATGTTAACGAACAAGAATTTTTACAAGTCTGGGAAAAGATTAGCAAAAAACTAGGATATAAATTTAAATTTGGATATCATAGTCACGAAGATATGAAGCAACAAGCAGCAATATTTGCTCTTGAAGGACTTAAAAACTATGACAATAGTCGCCCACTAGAAAATTTCTTATGGACCCATGTTAGAAATAGACTCTTTAATTATAAAAGAGATCATTATCAACGACCAGACAAGCCCTGCTTAACATGTCCTTTATATAATAGCAAAAATAAAACTTGTACAGAATTTAATAATATTATGGATTGCTCATTATACGAAGGATGGATAAAAAGAAATGATGCTAAAAAAAATATTATGAAACCAGTAAATATGGACGTAATCACTAGTACTACCAAAGAATATTCTTGTGAAAATTTATTTGAAAATATTAGTAATAAAGAAATATTAGATATTATTGATAAAAATATAAGTATTAAAAATCGCCCCATATTTTTAAAAATTAAAGGCGGCAGTAAAGTATTAAAAAATGATACTAAAAAACTTATTAACGAAATTCAAAAAATCCTAAAAGACCATGACATACAATTCTAATAATTCGGGCCCTAAAAAACGAGGACAGTTAAGTCTTGATGAAGAAAAATTCATAAGAGATAATATACAATCTCTTACTATTGATCAAATAGCCTCCCACTTAAACCGTAATCCTGCACCAATAAAAAGATACATATCCGAAAGTAATTTGTATCAAAATTCTGATCAACAAAAAGAAGACGAGCTTTTAAAACAAAAGCTTTATAGTAAAAGTTTTTGGAGCGAAATTAAAAAACAATTTGACGATGAAAGTGGTGAATTAGAATATTTTGAAAATGTATGGGTTAATTTAATTAAACAATTTCGTGAAGATGTTTTGCCTGCCGAGGAACTTCAAATCAAACAATTTATCACAATTGATATTCTTATTAATCGAAGCATGAAAGAACGAAAACGACATATCAGCGAAACAGAAAAGCTACAGCGTCTTGTTGATAAAGAATATGAAAAAAGTGAAGATCAAAGAGATATTCCAAAACTAGCTAATCTAGAAACACAATTAACTTTCGCCAGAAATAGTATTGCTAGCTATACTAACGAATATACCAAGCTTCTTGCCGAACAACAAAAAATCAGCAAAGATTTAAAAGCAACCAGAGAACAAAGAATCAAAAGAATAGAAGATGGCAAAAGTAGCTGGGTTGGTCTTATTAGAATGCTAGAAGACGAAGAAATAAGAGAAAAAGAAGGAAGAGAAATGATTATCTTAAATATGGCTACAGATAAAGCAAAACAAAAACTAAGCGAATACCATACTTATCAAGACGGCAAAATAGATATACCATTATTAACCCCTGAAGCAGTATTAAAGCATGAATAGAGATTATAGTGATCCACAATATAAAAAATGGAGACAATCTGTAAGACAACGAGATAATAGCAAGTGCCAATGGCCTAATTGTGATAGTGGATATAAAATACATGCTCATCATATTATGCCTTGGAGTACTTTTCCACTATTAAGATATGATATTAGTAATGGAATATGCTTATGTAAAAATCATCATGATCTTATAAAAAATAACGAGACATCATACGCCCCATTATTTTTTAAAATACTTAAAACTAAATTAAAGCCATGAATAATGATAATTTTACTATTATTATAGATACTAGAGAACAAAAGCCGTGGACATTTGATGAATATGCCACAGCTCATCATAAATTAGATACAGGAGACTATAGTATAGAAGGACTTCAAGAAATTATCACTATTGAAAGAAAAAGAAATGTTGCAGAAGTAGCTAATAATATTACAGAAAGCAGATTTCAAGATGTTATTGATAGATTAAAAAAAATTAAATATGCCTTTATATTATTAGAGTTTAATCTTGATGATATTATGAAATATCCAATAGGTTCTACTATTCCTAAAAAACTATGGAGCAAAATAAGAATAACTCCTAACTTTATTATTAAACATCTTTTAGATCTAGAACTAGAACATAATATCAAAATTATATTTTGTGGAAATTCATCTAATGCTGAAAAAATTGCTCTAAATATTTTAAAACGCATATATAAAAAATCTTTAATTAAGGACGAGAATAATGTTTGATGATGCGTGGTTGGATCTAGGCGAACTTTCTAAAATTAATATTATTAAAAATCCTATGATAAATAGGAATAAAAAAGATATAGAGAACCCAGATGCTCATCTATTACGTCTATTAAAAAGTCCAGATAATTTTGGTTCCACATGTAAATTATTATTTGATATAGAGCTACATCCTGTACAAATTGCTATTTTACAAGAATTTTGGATAAGACCATTTCCTATGTTTATAGCTAGTCGTGGTTTTGGAAAAAGTTTCTTAATGGCATTATATTGTACATTAAAATGTATATTAGTTCCAGGAACAAAAATTGTTGTTGTCGGCGCTGCTTTTCGACAAAGTAAATTAGTTTTTGAATATATGGAAAATTTTTGGAGAAATAGCGCAATTTTGCGAAGTATTTTTAATGGCAATGATGATGGCCCGCGACGAGATGTTGATAGATGCACAATGAGATTAGGAGACAGCTGGACTATTGCTATTCCCATGGGAGATGGTAGTAAGATTAGAGGTTTAAGAGCCCATATTATTATTGCTGACGAATTTGCAAGTATTAGTCCAGACATATACGAAACAGTAGTCTCAGGCTTCGCTGCTGTGTCTGCAACTCCGATTCAAAATGTTAAAAAAGAAGCTAAAAAACAAGCCATGAAAGATGCTGGCTTATGGAATGATGATCTTGAACAATTAAGTTTCAAAATGGGCAACCAAGCAATTATAGCTGGAACAGCAGATTATGCTTTTAAACATTTTTCTTCTTATTGGAAAAGATATAAAGCCATTATTGAAAGCAAAGGAGAAAAATATAAGCTTGAAGAAATTTTTAAGGGAGAAGTTCCAGAAAATTTTAATTGGAAAGACTATAGTATTATTCGTATTCCTTATGAACTTATTCCAAAGGGATTCATGGATGATAAACAAGTAGCACGAGCAAAAGCAACAATACACACAGGTATATATAACATGGAGTACGCTGCTTGTTTTACAGAAGATAGTGATGGTTTTTTTAAACGTAGTCTTATAGAAAGCTGTGTGGTTAAAGACAGTAATCCAGTCATTATTAATAATGAAAAAATTATATTTGAACCAAAAATAGTTGGAGATCTAAAACATAAGTATGTTTATGGTATTGATCCTGCTAGCGAAAAGGATAATTTTAGTATAGTAGTATTAGAAATGCATCCTAATCATAATAGAGTAGTTCATTGTTGGACAACAAATAGAACAAACTTTAAAGAAAGACAAAACGCAGGATTAGTTAATGAACACGATTTTTATGGCTTTTGTGCTAGAAAAATTCGTAATCTTATGAAAATTTTTCCATGTGAACGAATAGGTATTGATGCTCAGGGCGGAGGCATTGCTATAGAAGAAGCACTACATGATCCTGGCAAATTAGAAGAAGGAGAATATTTAATATGGCCAGTTATAGAAAATAAATCTAAAGATACAGACGATCAACAAGGATTACATATTTTAGAATTAGTACAATTTGCTAGGGCTGACTGGACAAGTCAAGCAAATCATGGCTTACGCAAAGATTTAGAGGATAAAGCATTATTATTTCCAAGATTTGATGAATTAAGTTTAGTATTAGCTCTAGATAAAGAAAATAGAAATATACAGACAGCAGATCTAACACCTATATATGATAGTATTAGTGAGTGTATTTTAGAAATAGAAGAATTAAAAAATGAACTAACAACTATAGTAATGACACAAACTAGCACAGGGTCTGGAGGTAGAGACAGATGGGATACTCCAGATGTTAAACTACCAAATGGTAAAAAAGGTAAATTACGTAAGGATAGATATAGTGCTTTATTAATAGCAAATATGATAGCTAGACAAATAAATAGATCAATTAGTCCAGTATCTTATGAGGTAATTGGAACGAATGCGTCTTTAGCAACAAAAAATAATGGACAAATGTATAAGGGACCAAGTTGGTTTACAGAGAGCGCGAATGATGATATTTATATAGGAATATACAAATAAGTGTGTAATAGAATTATAATACCATTACAATCATATTAAATAATTATGGCTAATAAAAAATATCCTAAAAGTGATGCTATAGCTAATGCCTCTATAGAAAACGAAGAAGCATATATTGCTTGGGGCGAAGATTTACAAAGTAAACAAGATGCTCTTAAACAATCTTCAGAATGTTTGAGCGAATATGGTCTATATAAGGCAACCTCTGGATATAGAGGTAGAACAAATGATTATAGCAATCTTTTACCAAATATTAGTGGTAAACCAGGACTAACTCGTGGAGGATATGACTATTTTAGGCCTGGCGAAGCAGTACCAACACAGATAAAAGAAATTATAGCTAGAGCAGATGAAATATATCAAAGAGTTGGACTAGTTAAAAATGTTATTGATCTAATGGCCGATTTTGCAGTACAAGGAATAAAGCCAGTATGTAAAAATAAAAGAACAGAAAGATTTTATCGCAAATGGTTTAAAAAGGTAAACGGAAAAGATAGAAGCGAAAGATTTCTTAATAATTTATATAAAACAGCAAACGTAGTTATCAATAGACAAACAGCTAAAATTAGTCTAAAAACAGCTGAAGAATTTTTCAGAACAACATCGTCAGCAGATACAACAGAACAGGATGAAGATGTTATTTCGGTGGATAAAAGAGAGATACCTTGGAGATATACATTCATTGACCCTGTATATGTTCATGTTTCGGCTGGTGCTCTATCTTCATTTGTTGGAAAAAAAAGATATGAATTATTAATTCCTTCGTCATTAAGAAAAATTATCAATAGTCCTAAAACAGATAACGAAAAATTAATAGTATCATCATTACCAGAACAAATTGTATTAGCAGCAAAAAATAAAAAACCATATCCCCTTAATCCAGAAAAAATATTAGTATTTCATTATAAAAAAGATGATTGGCAAAGCTGGGCATATCCAATGATTTATAGCATCATGGATGATATAACAGTGATTGAAAAACTCAAACTAGCCGATATGTCAGCACTAGACGGCGCTATTAGCAATATTCGTATTTTTAAACTTGGTAGTCTAGAACATAAAATTGCTCCAACAAAAGCTGCTGCTAGTAAACTATCTAGTATTTTACAAAATAATGTTGGAGGAGGTACTCTTGATCTTGTATGGGGTCCTGATCTTGAATTAATAGAAAGTAATACTAATGTACATCAATTTTTGGGAGAGGCTAAATATATACCACATTTAAATAGTGTTTATGCTGGACTTGGTATACCTCCAACCTTAACTGGTACTTTTGGAGCAGCTGGAACAACTAATAATTTTATTAGTCTAAAGACATTAACACAAAGACTTCAATATGGAAGAGATACTCTAGTTTCATTTTGGGAAAAAGAATTTGAATTAGTACAAAAGGCTATGGGCTTTAAATATGCGGCAAAAATAGAGTTTGATAGAATGGATCTTAGTAATGAAGATGCAGAAAAAGCATTATTAATTCAATTAGCTGATAGAAATTTAATTAGTGATGAATTATTACAAACTAGATTTGGATTTGATCCAGAAATGGAAAAAATTAGACTTAACAGAGAGAATAGAGATAGAGACGCAGAAAGAATGGTTCCAAAAGCTGGCCCTTGGTATGATCCAATGTTTGAAGAATCACTATTAAAAACAGCATTACAAATTGGATTAGCTACTCCAAGTCAAGTTGGATTAGAATTACAAAAGAAAAAAAGTGGAGAAAAAACAATTTTGGAAATGAAGACCGCACAAACTCCTTTTGGCAGTCCTGTTGGTGTTAAAGATTCGCCAGAATCTTTAAAAGGACAACCACAGCAAGGAAGACCCAAAAACTCCAAAGATTCAAAAAAAAGAAAAACAAAAGAATTTTCCCCCCAAACAGGAGCTAGACTACAACTTTGGGCAGATGGGGCTCAAGATGTCATAGCTGAAATGATAAATCCAATATTATTAGATTTTTATCAAAAGAAAAATATGAGAAGTTTATCTAGCTATCAATATTCAGAAGCAGAGGCCATCAAAACCAAACTTCTTCTTTCTGCACAACCATATAAGAAAATAGACGAATCCTTTATATCATTAGGACTAGAATTATTAAATAGTAATAATAGTATTAATAAAATATATGAGCATTATAAATTATTTTTAAATACTATGAAAAGCACTTTTTCTAGAGAATTATCGGTATCAGAACTAAAACAACTTAAATCTTATTTTTACTCTATGGTGTATGATAACTTAACCTAATGGAATATAATATGATTATATATAATCAAGAAAAATTAGATGGTTTAGAAGAAGCTATAAGTTCTAAAGCGTCTATTTCTGTAGCTTCTGTAGCTGCTCCTATATCAGAGAATAGTCAAAAAATTATTTCTAAAAACCTAAAAGCATTAGCTTCTTATGATGACTCTGATTTATATTACGTACAATCAATATTAGTAACATCTTCTTGGAATAAAAATGATGATATT